CTAACGCCCAGGGAGCAGTATCATCTCGTTAGTAGGGTATTGATCCCCCAACAATGGACTGAGCAGCCAATAAAACAGATTGTCCACTGCATCGGACAAGTCTGTTGCTTTCCATCGTGGCTGATCTTTTTTTCTTTCAGATGATTTGTCTTTCTTAAACTCCTGAGGCAAGATGGGTGCATTGTCCATTGAGACAAAGGTCTCCATTGCATTGTTCATGTTGATCAGGAAGGCAGGCAGGGAGGGATACTCTCCGGACAGGAACTTATACCAGAACTGGTACTTGTCCATGTGGTGAGCTTCAAACAGCTCTGCCCTCAGTTGCACATCCCACCTGGCCTTGGTCAACTGCTGCCTGACATCATCGAAATAGGAATCCCTCGATGCTGCATCATTTTTTCGGTTGCCGTCTGAACCACCGTACAGATAGACATAACGGTTGTGCTTAGGCTGGTAATGATCAATAAACTGTTGCACTAAAACAGACAGGGTTTCATTCTCAACAAAGAAGTTACGGATGATGCGGAACTCATTCAACGGTCTGTTCCACTGGGCAACGATCAAACAATTCTGGGTAGTGCCAAAGTCAAAGGAGATATACAAAGGCTCACTGTCAAGGCAATCCTTATCGGCACGACAATCAAACGTGCTCCCCTGCAATTGCTGGTCAGCTTCATCAATATAATTGTACTCATAGCAGTCAGTATAACCATGAACTGCTGATTTTAACAGAGGATAGAAGCCGTTTGTATTCTGAACCCTTCGGATATTGAGCACCTCCAGGTCATAGACAATTTTTGGAAGCACCCTTTTAAGATCACGGAAGTACATTTCTCCAAGTATCTTTCTATTCTGTAATGCAGAAGCTTCCAGATAACAATACCTGGACGGAAATTTACCGGCCAGCTCCTGGTAGTCAAAAACCCAGTCACCATCCGGGGTTAACGGCATGGTTCCGAGGAACAATGTTCCATGATGGAAGCGCAAATGACCAAACCGGTCCCGGTTTCCCCGGTTTGCAGGGAGAACATCGGCATCGATGGCCGATTTTTTGAGCTTCGTACATTCATCGAACAGCATTCCGTCATAAGAGCCGGATCGTGCCATTTCCGGACGATCAAAAGAGTTGAATTCAACGACAAAGCCATTGATAAAATGAATGCAGTTGGTATAATCCAGTGGCGGGGCATAAGGTTCAGACCAATCGTACTTCTTAGGCGCTTTGTGACCGATAAAGTAATGAATGCCACGGTACAGACCACGGCGTTCAAAATGGTCGATGATCGGGGGCAGGGATTTTGTCCGGATGTGAAAATAGGTCAGACCATTAAGGGATATTTTTCCCCTGGGCATCTCCACGAAATATTTGATGATCTCTTCGGCGATGATCGTAGTCTTTCCGACTCCCCTGCCACCGATAAATATTTTATGCGGACTATTGGAAAGTTGGATGACCACCTGGGGATCATTTAAAAAGGGGGCAGGCTTGAGCTTAGTCTGTGACATCTTCAAAGGTGGTATCGTCGGCCAGAAGAATGTCTTTATATTCTGTAATAGGTGATGCATCGATCAATGCCATCACTTTTTCGTTCAATGCCAGTAACGCTTTCTGCGCTTTTGGATCAATGAGTTTGAAATACTCCGTGTTGAGAAAACTGTAATTGATGGACAGAAGCTGCACCGGAGGCTGTATCTTGGAAGGATCGGGCAACTCCATATCGTCCTTATCAAGATTATTTGCCCTGACTATCAGGGCGAGTAATTTTTCCAATGCTTTAAAATCGCTCTTGACCTCGGCTTTACGCAAATACTCCATCGCCCATTGTGTAACCATGTTACGCAAGGCAAGGCGATCAATTCCCCGGACAGGACCGAAGCACCGGGTACAGTTGAGAATGTCACGGTAAGCCTGGGCTTCAGAAATTTCATGCGTTTTCATGAGCATCATGACCACTTCACGTTCGACACCTTTCTGGTTGATCAGCATGGAGTAGGCTGCCAACCAACGACAGCGGACCTTGTCATCATGTTCGGATAATTGGGTATCCTCCTTCAGGTAATAGGTCTTTATTCTTTCAAGCATTGAATCCGGTGCCAGTTTTTTCATAAATCATTGGCTTTAGCATTTTCAATGAGTTTCATGGCGAAGGTCTGAGCCGGCGAAGATCCATTCTGAGCCAGGTCAAAGATGCCTTTGCGTACTTCAGCTTCACGCTTTAACCTTCCACGCTGGAATGCCCTGAAGGCAGGGGTATCCTGATCCTGCACGAGAACAGCAAGTTCAGCAGGATCAATTTCCAGGATAACGGCAATTTCATCTTTGGAGAACATCAGCGAAGCATAAGTTTCAACTTCGGTGATGAAGGATTCATTCTGGTCGATCAAAGGCGCTTGAATTAGAGAGTTCTTTTAAAATCCAATCTCGGTGGAATGCTGCCACCGTTTTATCGCAGCACAAAACACCGGCTTCAATGCGGGGGTTCCGTGTATAATTTGCCGACCCTACCACACTGATCCCCCAGTTATCGTTTTCGATCACTGTTACCTTTGCATGGCACTTGGCAGCTTTGATGTCGGTTGTGATCTTTTGAAGGAATTGAAGCTCAGCAGGCTTGCGTATGCCATTCCGGTAATCGAATATGCCTTTGAGTTCAAGGATCAATCCATGTTCAATGAACTGATACAACTGGCGAATGGCATATTCTGAGATTGCCCAGGTAGTGAAATAGACCCTGGCCGGTCCGGTTTGTTCAAGCAAAAAGAAAAGCAGGTCATGTGTTGACCAGTCGCCCAGGGAAGCGTAATGAACACTTTGTCCATCGGCCACCTGACCAAAGACCTGGTGAAGCTTCTCACCAGCCTTGCCAATAGTGAGAAGATTTGAGCCTGTAAAAGCAGCAGAACCGGATTTTGATCTGTCCGGTTTTTTCTTTCCCAAATCTTCAGCGGAAAACAGGCTCATTTATTCAGCCTTTCTGTTATTTCATCCAGCTCCTGTTGATACTTCTCAAGTGTTTCCCGGTTCCTGGCTAGTGACTTCAGTTCCTTTGGATCATCTGCCAGTCGTTTGTACCTGGTGATATACGTGCGGACATTATTCTGCCGCTGGATCAGCTCTGCATCACTGAGTTCAGAAACTTTTTTTGGTTCGTCTGTGACCGGCGCCGGGGGGAGCACTCCATGTTTTTCATAATGATTGATCCGCTGGGTGATTTCCATCAGCCGGTCATCAAGTTCCAGAATTTGGAAAGCTATCTCCTTTCGTTCCTGGATTTCCCTGTATGGCAGGATTGCGTGCAGGTTATCGAGCATCTTGTAATACATCTTCTGCTGTGACCGAAGGTTTTCAATGCTCGTGATCTGGTTGGGTACTTGCGGAATTGCAATTGTAATTTCCTGCTTTACCTGCGGTTTCTTCATTGCAGGAGTGTCAACAGAAACCGCTACATGCTTTGCAATTTTCCCAAGCTCGTAAATAAGAGTCAACCGGTTCTTACCGGTTGCTCCCCCAACGCGCAGTATGCGGCCTAAGTTGGGGTTTCGGGCGTACTTCTCATGTAATATCAGCCCGGAGGTATAATCCTGATCTGAATTAAGCCAAACAATAATTTCATGATTCATACAGCGAAGATATCGCTGCAATTGCAGTGATTAAAGGACATAAAAAATGCTTGCATGAAACATGCAAGCGTTTTTTACAAACATTAATGGTCCACCGGTAGCCGCAATATGGATTTTACATGTTGTTTGTTTTCGTGTTAATAAGTGCTGGCCATTCAGACAAGCGGTTACATACCGGATATGCCAGCATTGACGGGAGCCTTATTATCAGCTGTTTTAATGGATTTTAATTTTGTTATAGAATTAATCAATTTTTTAGCTTTATCCTTACCAAGACCAAATCTTTCAGCATCATCAAGAATGGTGTTTTCAACTTCCATCACGATTTCTTTTTGTTTTTCGATATCAAAATAGAGTGCATTGCCTGCTTCAGGTAGTTGCATTGAAATAACCATGCTTCGTCTTAAACCTGATTTATTCATCCATAATTTAATTCCATGAGGGAATTTTTCATCATCTATATTATCCTCATAAATCCAATGAATTACTTTTCTGTCACTTTTTTCTATACATTCTTTGCAACACATTCTTAAATCCAAAAGAAAACCTCTTGAGATAGGGTCAAATAAGTACCCTTTTTCCTCATTTAATTTTATTAAATAATGGCGCAATTTTTCAATTTGGTCAACATCAATCACTCTTTCGCCATTATCTAACTTTTTCCATCGATTATAAGAAACTATATCTGTATCTGTCCAAACAGTTTTATATAAGTTTATCCTTTCCCCAAGTAAGTCTCTAAATATGTCGTACTTAAGTCGTTCAGCCATGAGTAAGGATTGAATGGTAACTTCCAATTCCTTTAGTTTCTTTTCATGTTTTTGTCCAAGGATACTAGTTAATGCCTTGATTATTTCTCCAGCTAATGTGTCTATCATATATACCTCCTTAATTAGAAATATTTAATAACCTAACTGCAGCAGCAGTAGGGTTTTACTTGTTATTTCATTTTTTCCTTTATCTTTTAGAGTTCTGGTAACAGCCAAGTTATGGAAAACTCCCGCATTGCTCGACTACCGGATCGTGTTATCGGTAATCAAAATAATTGAATTATACTGGTAATGGATATTTTATACTTTTCTCCTTCCACAAATGAGCAAAATGTTTAATAAATGTTTTTTCAGCACCCGGCATTGCTGATTTTAATAGAAATGAACAATTTTCCCTACTTCTGCCAATTGCATTAACTACGCATGACAATATATCATCATCAAAGAAAAAAACTATTTGACTAGGAAAATCATCATATATCCGTATTTCAACTCTTTCACCAAATTCGCGTAAAGCAAAATGTACACTCTGCAAATTTCCGTCTAATTCTTGACGATATAATCCAACGTTATCCTTATATCCAACTTGTTGACCTCGATAATTTACAAAGATACTTTGAGGATTTAAAGTTAATAATCTTAAACGTAAATTTTTATTACTTCTCATACTATCAAGTAATTGCTGCAAATAATCAGTAGCAATAGTTATAAGATTTGTCTGAAGAATATCAATTTTATTTTTAGCATTTAAAATTCTACTTCGAATATCTGCAGAAGCTCTAGTTTCAAAACATTCTACTTTGGTTTCTTTTTCTTTTCTTCTTTTTTGAACTTTATCTTTTACTACATCAAGGTGTTCTGAAATTTTTGTGGATAACTCCGTTAAATTAGTCATGGAATATTGTACCCAAAAATATTTTTTTAAGTCAGTTGGTATTTCATCTGGGTCTTGGCAAATTAATATTACATGCAATCCAATCCCTTTTGCATATCCAGCTTCATATAAAACATTTAAATTACCTCCATTTAAATCTGCAATACAAAAATCTGATTCATTGAGACGCGTAATAACATGCTCATGAAGATCCTCTTTCCTTATATTACCAATATTTGCACGTGAAATACAAATTGGAAAAGATGGGATAAGATTTTGAAGTTTCCGTAATTCTTCATAAACATCATCGTTGTTTATCTCCTTTCCGGTTTTAGGATGAGTTTTTTTTCCAAAAGGTTGAATTACGAAACAGTGTGCCCGGGTTTCATCACATTTTTTATCTTCTGGTTTCATTAAATCTTTGTTTTTCATAATGTTTTCAATTAGTTATTAAACGTGAATCTATTTTTTGATTACTGATAACGACGTTTGGACAAACTCAATTGACTGCAGTTAAATTTTGTAATATGTAAAATTACAATAAAATCGATATTTAAATAGTGTAAAAATAAAAAAGCCTGCCGGATCGCTCCGACAAGCTTCAACTAACCTACTTATGAAAACAGCTACAAAAGCTCTTGTTAAATGACCGGTGGATTGGGGTCCATCAGCAGGACGCCTTCATAAAAGGCCATCGGCGAACCTTGTTTGCAAAGGAAGCCGAACTTGTGGCCTTTGTCTTTGTCGATCTCCTCACCCCAGGTCGTTTCAATCGTCTCAAGGTGTACAAGGTTGCAAGGTTCTCCGATCAGGTACCGTTTGTTTGAGGCACAGTTCTGAATGATGACAATCCCTTTGAAGTCGATCCCGAAGTTCTGAATCCATTTCTGGACAGCCTTCTCAATACCAGGATAGAACCCTTCCAAACCGATCTCATACCCGCCGCAGTCCTGGTTGGAACCTTTCAACTTCTTCTGTGAAGGTTTGATTGTTCCCTGGGTCATGTAGAAACTGTGCATGAATTTCCCGGTCAATAGCTGGATATCATCTGCGATAGTTACTCCATCGGTATCCCTGGCAGGGAAAGTCGTCCAGTCAATATCCGCTTCCTGGATAAGGATGATCTCGGATTTTATCCCACCGCCGCCTCCGGCATTTCTTACAGTGGGTTTTGCAAGGTCAAAAAGTGCTATGGTCATGATTTTTTGATTTTAAGGATTAAGCGGGAACATTTGCAAAAACGGCTTCTTCGATGCCAAAGCCGACAGATTCGTACCAGTCGGCAAAGACCTTGATCTGCCGGTCAATGCTTTCAACCGTGATGTTGGAAGCTCCATTATTGCGGTTGATCAGGCGGATGAAGTTTTCCCTGGGAGTCGAGAAGATAATGTTTTCGGCAGTCATCGAGGGCAGGGGAACCAAGGTCAAGTTCGTTCCTTCGATCACGTCTTTCATCCCGGTATAGTTGGTATCCATGCCATGAAGGTCCCTGCGTTTGCGGTGATACGCAGCATACCATTTGCGGGAAAGGAAAATATTCATAGAAAGGTCGATGTACAATGCATCTACATTCTTGCCGAAATGCTCAACCTGGTCAAAGATGTTTTCTTCAGTCAACGGTTCCAGCGGAATGAAATTGACGTTGGAATTTCCGGCAGTGTGTTTTGCTTTTAAGATGGTGCAAAACCCATCCATGGAAAGGCCGACGGCCTGTGCGGTTCCGTCCACCGGCGCAGCATAGGTACCGGTGCCGATGAGTTTAAGTTCACGGTTATCCAATACCTTTGGAAGGATAAGCTGCTCAATGATGTACCGGGTGATTGGCCATACCTTGCGGTCAGAGGCTTCGTCCCCTAAGAAGCCAAGCCAGGTCTCCATGATCTCATCCGGATAGAATGACAGGTCAATCTTGTGCCGGCGCTGTGGAATCTCGATCGGGGTGAACTTTGCTTTGCCCTTGGGTGTCCATGTTTTCTGAAAGCCCTGGACAAGATCATCGATCACGGCCTTGGAAGCCCGGTAAACAAGATCCTGAGAAGCCACCGTGGTCATATACTTTTCACTCACGGTTGGTTGGGTTAAAAGCCGCAGGATATCCTTCTGATTGGTACCGATATAGGTACCAAACGCAGTTTTAAGGTCTTGTAACGAAATTGTTTCTGCCATTTTATCTTGGAATTAATTGGTTTTTATTTGTGATTAAGCACAGTATTCATCGGCGATCTTGTCATGTGCAAAGACTGGGTTTTCGCTGCCACCGGCGATCTTATCCGCCGCCTTTGCTGCAACGGTTTCTTTTCCCGCATCCTCTGAACGTAAAGCTGCCAGGTCGGACAATGCCGTTTCCTTGGCTGCCGTCTCAGCAGAAAGCAGGTTTTCCAGTTCCTCATTGCGTGCGGTGACGGTGGCCAGCTGATCATTGATCTGCTGTACACGTTCATCGGTCAACTCCTGTGCATCCAGACTGGCCGGGTCCATTTTGAAAAAGCTTTGAATCGCTTTCCACGTCATTTTTATCTTCATCGGTTCGGAATTTTTTGTTTCGTGATTGATTGATTGGATGTTTTCTTCGTTTGCCAGGGAATTGGCAAGTGAGATCGCATGATCGAGCGATCCGATTTCATCGATAAGCCCCAGGGCAATCGCCTCGGGGGCGAAATAAATTTTGCCGGTCAATGTTGAATCTTCAACTGCAGGCCGGTTGGTTTTAATGGAGGATAAGAATTTGCTGTTGATCACATCCAGGACATTCTTCTGGTATGCTTCATAGTTTCCATCCAGCACCTGGTTAAAGTCTTTGTTCTTATCCACCGACAGGCTGGCATAGACTTCGTGGAATTTTATCCCTTCAGCTTCAAGGGCTGGTTTGAGGTCTTCAACCATGAGCATTGTTCCGATGGAACCGATGCGATCAAGGTCAGAACTTGCGATGATCTTTGATGCCCCGGATATTATCCAGTAAGCTGCACTTGCAGCCATTCCTTCGATGTAAGCAACAACCGGTGTTGTCGAATTCTTTATAGCTTCAGCTAAAAGATCGGTGCCTGTAACCTGGCCACCGGGACTGTCAACAATCAGGAGAATGCTTTTAATGTTTGGATTCTGATCTGCCGATTTTACATCGGTCAGGATCGACTGCGTACCCCTGGGTCCGCAAGGCTGATCGTATTTGAGGATTTCGCTCCGGATGGGAATGACGGCAACTGATCCTTCAGGGATGTTGGTATCTGTAAATCCGAATCTTTGTTTTTGATCCCATGTGCCGCTGATCACATACGAGCGGTTTCTTTCACGGGCGATGGCAGAATCACCTTCGCTGAAACTCTCGCCTTTGATGAGCGAAAGCAGAATCGATGCATAAGCGGCTGATCTTTCATTATTGATCAACCATGCGCCGGATAAGATTTCTGCTAAGATGGGATTCATTGTACCCTTTTTTCGAGAGTACAATATTATTATGGTATGACCGGCAAATAAAGGACTAAAAGAATCAGGGATCAATCCTGGTTCTCATCTTCAATGGTGATACCAGTTGGTGGTTGCAGGAACCCGGCAGGCCTGGAGAACTCGCCTGAGAAAAGCAGTTCGTAACCGTTAAATGTTTCCATTGCTGCGGGTTTGAGCAGCTTGCTGGTCAGTTTCATCGGGATTTCCATTGTTCCCAAAATCCGGACCGTGCCGTTTTTGTCGCCGATTTTAAGGATCAGCCGGCGAGAGGTCATGCGGAAGAGTTCGGCTTCAACCCCAATCCGGTCTTTGGGAACGAGCACCTTTAGTTTATAAAGGTACTTCATTCCGCCCGGGGTATCCTGCTGCTCTGATTCAAGCTGGATCGTCTCTGGTGTACCATATAACGAATTCCAGGACTTGCCTGGCTTTGGCACAACCAGGCAATAGAATGATGAATCACTGTCGGAAAAGATTGCAACGTCTTCCCGATAAATCCAGCTCACCGGATTTAGTCCCCCGATGTTGATCCCGGTATGTCGTGAAATGTTTCCCATTTCAATTTAAGGATATAAAAATGCCAGAATTCAGTTGAAAAAATCCAGGGACAGTTTGTGGGAAACTTTTTTCTTCTTTTTTTCTTTTCCGCTTACGATAGTAATCTTTCTTGAGTAGTTCATAATTTATGTTTGACCAGGTAAATTCATGATCCACGCAAAATTGGTAAATGGCTTTTTTAAAGGACCTGTACTCTTTTACCCGGTATGTCATGTAATGAAAAAACATTTGCTTGAAGTGCCATTCTACAAAGCGCTCAAATAGCTGCTGGTTTTCCGGCGACACCCATAAATTCCCACGAATATCTTTCTTATTATCGCCGGGAAGGAAAAAAGTGATGTAATCCGGACCTTCAGGCATGAATGGAGGGATGCCGGCAGGCCGCTTCTCCAGGAACGGATGCAGTAATATCCCTATAATGTTTCGCTTGGATGCCATGTTGGTGCGAAGCTCGCACAGCAGGTACTCCTGAAGGTAAGGCTTGAGCTTTACCGTTACGCTTGGTCTTTCGTTGTCTTTCATCGAGCAAATGTAATTTTCTTCCATAGGGAAATAAAGGTCAACTCATTGAACATATCTTGAAAATTAGTTTCCCGCCAATGGCGGCGCCAGTCCCCCTTATTCAGGGGGGCTGGCAAATTTGAAGTTACTGATGTGCTTTCTATTTCAATCGCTCCAATAGTAAAACAGCCTGGTAACAAGTAGGATTCTCACCAAAGCCTTTAAACTTCAATAATCTTGATTCCACTTTGTACAAGCCATCAACTTCCTCAAATTCTATTTCAATACTATCGCCTACATCAGGAATTATTTTGGCCCAACCAAAATCACGATAGTATAGGCATCCATCGGTGTCCCAATCCGGACAACGCATTAAAAGTGTTATTTCCATAAGTGTTTAATATTTAAGAATGTAAGGTTTTAAATACAATGTAATGCAGTCCAAATGGTTAATTTGACTTTGACCTGCTTCATATTCATAAGAGCGTTTATCAACGATATACAGACCGGATATTGCTTCTTTGGCGTTATCAATACTTATTAAATCACCTTTAAGTGGCGACTCTGTATTTGTTTCCAAAAGGAAGCAGCGAAAATCTCCATTTTCGTTTTTCCAATCAGTGCATGTGACAAAGATGTTTGGTCTTTGTAGCTGAACTGTTTTAATCATTTTTTGAATTTTAGTTATGGTTTATGAAAAGCCCTGGTAACGGAATCGAAGCGCCAGCGGAGTATTAAGAGCTGCCCCCGGTTCCGGCCAGTGCCTGTTCGGTTATTTCCTGCGTTTCCCATCCACAATAAAATCATCAATGGTCGCCAGATGGTAGTTTACGGGCAGTTCACTATAATATCTGAAACCACTTTTATTTACCTTGATATTTTCCAATTTTGTATTAAAAGGCAGTACACTCATTTTTGCTTGTTTTTGGTGTTTTTGATGAAAAAAAAAACAAAATCACTTTCTCAAAAGAAAAACCACGTTCCTACGTCCCCCGCTTCCCTACAAGCCCCTACACATCCCTACACATCCCCCGCCTTTTTTATCCCTTAATAATATAAAAATCAATAATATAGAAAACTGTAGGGAGCGGGGGAAGGAAAATCCGGATTTTGACATAAAAACAGGAATTTTATTTTTTTTTTAATTGATGCTAAAATGGGCGTTCCTTTTCATGGTCTTCCGGATCAATATGAGGCAAATTATCAAGCTTGAGAGTTTCTTGTTTTTGGAAGGGCGCAACAGGTTCCTCAGTAGCTGATTTCTTTTCAGTGCTATACGGATTTGCTATGGTACGCTCCAGGTTAATATCAAGCTGCCCGGGACCATATTTGAAAACAAAAGCAGAAGTATTGGATGTGTCAAAACGTGTATGGTTGGTATAGCCTACATACGATTTATGGTTTTTGAGATAGTGCATGATGGAAATAAGATCAATGCCATTCTTACCTGTTTGTTGTCTCCATTTCTCCATGTAAAGCGGATGGACTCTTGAAAATCTGATAAAAAGCAAATTTTGTGGTTTGGCAAATGGTCCGGAAATTTCATCACCTTGTTTATTTGTATAGGCCAGTGATGGAGTCATTGCAATCTTGAAATCTACCCCTGCCTGTATCTTGCCTTCATCAAGCAGATATTCAACGGTTGACCAGAATGTTGATATTGATTCTGATGTTGCAATCTGTTTTGTCAGGGAAGCGATGTCACTCTTGACCATCTTGTACATAGTTGCATAATCAAAACTGAGATTCAACGGTGTAGTACTTTCCAAAATAATCTTGATCGGAGCCAGCAGACAACAATAATTCCTGATTAACCTTTCATCGAATGGCAGGTTTTCCAAAATCATTTCAGCTTTTAAGTTTTCCTGAATAGTCGAAAATGTTCTCGCAAATTGATCTTCCATTAATTTGCGGTATTCCAGAATATCTGTAACCAGTGAGCTGATCCCTTGAATTTCCAAATCCTTCAATTCTTCATAACGAGCCATTTGCTGCGGGGTATAAAATTTCTTTATAAAGGATAAAAGGCAGGATCGTGTGAGCAGGGAATTGTCATCAAGGGTCGGAAGGAACTGGCCGGAAATAAGAAACGAACTAAGAATTTTGGTAATGGACGTCCGGCTATCCTGGGTCATTTTTCCTTTTTCATGCCCTACACCATCATAAGCAGCTTTCAATAACTGAAAACGCCTGATATCAATGTCATTTGAATATTCATCAAGCCAGACAATGCAGTTTTTGCTTCGGGATCCTCTTCTTGAGAGGCCAACATGAGTTCCGGAATTCAAATTGAAAGCAGGGAAATTATGAAAGAAGAGATTTGAAAGTGACCAGGCCATCTGACTTTTTCCGGACTGCTTTTCACCGAACAGGAACAAGTGAGGGAAGATTTTGTACTTCTCATAAATAAGATCCCGGAATATTGAAGCAACGGCGAAGGCCATGCCCATTATGGCATTTTGACCATATACATCCATCATAAGCTGGGACCACTGTCCGAAAGAACATGGTGCCTGTTTATATACAAAATATCGATCATTCTCATAGAGATCATCATCCTCCCGGGCATTGTTGTACACTACTGAAAACGCAGGGGAAAAGTAAAGTTTCTCTTGGTGGGTGGTTATGCCAAATTCATTGACAGGTTGCCACAATCCATTATAAATGCCATTTGCGAAGGCGTAGAAGCCTTCTCGTTGCCAGCCTAAAGTGATAAGTGGTTTACACATAGGAAAATCTTTAGAAATAAATTTTAAAATCTTAATATAATGCGCTTTGCATCCTGTCCATAGGAAATTTCCTTCGTCAAAAACATAGGATGAAAACTGATCTACACTTATGAATTTATTGGATGGGATATCAATTATTCTGCTTAAGCCATCCTCATTCGTGATACGCACCAGGCGTTTATTGTCAATTTTTGAATCGATATGGAAAAGCGGTTCCATGATGAAGTTAGATCCACTAACCGGTCCCCCGTCTTTAGTATAAAACCAATAGCAGTTTTTCCTTACGAACCATCCTTGTTTATGTTCCGGGTCATCTTCATCCTCGATGAAGTCCCGGGGTTTTTCTGCTATTGCTTTTTCAAAAGTGATTCTTTTGGCTTCACTGGTAATTTTCTTGCAGGTGTCGTTGAAAGTCTTTTTTGAAACCTTGTACTTTTTTGAAAGGTAGCTGATGATAAGATCAGCCTGGGGGCCATTGTTCAGGGTTACGAGATCATGGCATATTTCGTTAACAGCATCCCCTTTCTTGATGATATTATCTGCTGCCGTTTTAAGACGGACTTCTGCAGAAGCAATAACAGATTCTTTAGCGCCGGCATCGGTCTGGATCAGGTCGAGACCATCATCAAGCTCACTCATTTTTCAAAGCCCTTTCAATATTTTCAAGATTCATCGCGATAATTGCATCGACATGCTTAACAGTTTCTTCAAGCTTATTCGTGAGTCGTAATCTTCTGATCAGGTCAAATTCTGTGAGCAGTTCTTCCAGATGCATGTTCCTGGCTCGCAGGTATCGGTTTTCAATAACGAGTTGTTCATTTTGCCGCAGGATCCATTCAAGGCTTTTCATGTAATCCCATGCATACTTCATTATATCGGAAGTCCTTTTCCAAAAAAGCCAGGATTCTGTTTTTCCGGATTTCAATTCGGATTTTCCAAGAAGCGCGTTTACTTCATGAATCCGATCCATGAGCATGCCTGGTGCGCCACTATAAATGGTCTGGGCATCTATATCCATGAAATAAAGTATTAATGAATTGAGATTTAAGCCTGGTAGCTGAATGATGTTTTTCACTGACCGGTCTACCGGCACTTTCTTAGGTCTTCCATTACTTCAGTTTCAAAGTAAAAAAGCTTGCCACCCAGTTTATAAGAGCGGACAATGCCTGATTTACTATATCTATGAAGTGCAGGTCGGCTGACTCCAATAATTTTGCAAACATATTTGGCCGTTACCGGCTTTTCGATTCTTAACATTTTGTCCATGGTTGATAGTTTAAATTACAGGCGGCAAAAGTAGAAAACCAAATATGATAAATCCAATAAAGTTATTAACAACTGCTTGAATATTAACTATTTAATACTAATTAATACAGAATAGTACAAAAAAATACAAGGATTTACAAATAATAAATTTTGAGGTATCCTCAGGGGTCCCCGATATTATCTTTTTACCCGGAAATGGATTGTTGTTTTGCTATCTGAAAAGGTGATTTTCGATAAGAAATAATAATTCAAAATTAGCGACGGCTAATTTTTTTTATAAAACTATTTCAGGTAGCTTCAGAATTTTTGAGCAAGAAATTGCATAATATTACAAGGCGAAACAACGATAGAATGAACGTGCCATTTGTTTACAAATTAGGCGTGCTCGATTTGAATAGGTGCCAGTAAAGTTGACAGTTATTAGGCACTACCCTCTATAACACCAGTAAAACAAGCCCGTTCAGAAGCCTTATATATCCTGGATCACATCATTGTCGGTGATGACCGGTTTTATTCCTTCGCTGACGAAGGTGCCATGTAGAATCCAAGCCCCGGGCATCGATAGCTATCGGTACCGGGGCTTTTAATATTTTCGACTCCTCTTGGGTAGAAGATAATCTTGTACAGAATCTTCTATCTCCTTTATTGTTAACCTGCGTCCTTCTCCAATCCACTTATCAAGATCTTCCTTTTTAAAGTAAAGTCGCTTCCCTTTTTTATAATTTGGTATGGTACATCTTTGAACATGTCCATAGATTGTCGGCACTGTTAGGCGAATATACTCGGAAGCTTGCTTAATATTCCACATTCCAGGATCAGGTTGTTCTTGAATAGGTGGCTGGAATAAGGATCGGTTACGGATAAGAACATTTTCTACTGCCTGTTCGATGATTGGTGTCATAAGTTCTTTAAGCAGGGATTCAATTGTGTTTTGCCTTTCCATAGATAATAGTTTTGAAGGTTAAGTACTGAAATGACCCGACCGACTTGACAGCAGGGTTCTTTTGTTTAAGGAACGCCAGGTTTCAAACTTTAATATTTTTGAAAATTACTGTAAGGGATCACCGGTTTTATTCCTTCGCTGATAAATGGGCTTTGTAATTATCTCAATAAGTGGCGTTTAAAGATGGGGCCGGTGCAATTGCACCTGATTCCGGAATAATGTTTTAATTTTACTCTGTAAGCGGTTGGAACCATCTTACAACCCGTCCGGGTGCGACTTGACCAGCCATGCAATTCGACACTGAATTTAAAGATAGATAAAGAAGAATGAATAAAATCTCAATTTCAAACATTTGCCAGTATTTTCGTTTACTGGCATTTATTGGAAGCAAACAATAAAATCACAAAAAAGATAAAGGATTACGGCAAATTTAATATCAGTGTCCCAAATATTTACTAAATTTGGGACATTAATTTTCCATAAAATGAATATTAATATTGTAATTCAGATACTTACAAAAATTAAAAAAGCCAGAAGGGGTACGCTGTTTTTTGGTGATGATTTCATCTCTAAAGGCAATTCAGAAGCTGTCCGTAAAGCACTGCAACGTCTTGTGAAATATGGCGAATTAGTAAGAGTTGCACCAGGCATTTATGTAAGGCCGGAGATAGACCCTGTTATCGGCCCGGTCACCCCCAGCATTGAAACTATTGCCAAAGCCATCGCAAGGAGAGACAAAGCCCGGATTATACCCACAGGAGTATATGCCCTGAACAGGCTGGGTCTGTCTACACAGGTACCCATGAACCTGGTGTATCTTACCGATGGAGCAGCCCGAAAAATTAAAGTTGGTAAGAGAACTATCACCTTCAAAAAAGCCACTCCTAAAAATGTGATTGCTATTGGTGCCATTAGCAGCTTAGTTATACAGGCTTTAAAAACCATTGGCAAGGACAAAGCGACACCCAATGAAATAGAAAAAATTCAGTCATTACTGAAAAAAGAAAAACCTACTCATCTCCTGCATGATTTACGACTTGCTCCGGAATGGATCAGGCAAATCCTGCAACAGGTGTTAAATGATAACAAGGAATGA